TAAAAGGGCCGCAAGCCGGGATAATCCTTATGTCGTAAGGATGTCACATGAGACTTTGTTAAGTCCTCGAAATGTGTTTTATTTCAAGAATAAAGATCTAGTTTGTATCCGTATAGAAAAGTTTGCTTCGAGGAAAATAACACAACATTTCTCTAATATGCAATGGAATGGTGCGAACACGCGCACTGTTGGACTGAGTTACTGGGAAACTTCAGGTGACAACATCATGCATGTGTCACAAATTGGTGATGCGACTGGTTATGATGTTGTCCCTGCAAGTGGTGCAAGGTTTGATGCTAACAGCCCCACTTATGCACGCAATGGCGTGTATGAGTCGAAGGGTTGTGTGCGTTATAATTTTGGGACCCAAAAAGGAGCCTGTGGAGCGCCAATTATTTTGTATGACAAGAAACAAAAAGCAAAATTAGTCGGAGTTCATGCAGCTGGAATAGCTGGAGCGACTGTTGGTTTTGGTATCATCATTACGAAAGATATGATCGATGAGGTATTGGATCATTTTAAGCCAGATCTTATAGAAATCCATGGTAACGTATTTCTTGAGGAAAAAGTTGTAGAAGATGAAATGCCGTCAAAAATGGTAAAAGATTGTCAAGTTGTGGGGTTATGTAAGGCTGGTCCTCCCCCAATGTATAAATCAGAAATTGGCAAGTCACCATTCTATGGTAAAATAATGGGTGCTGAACCTACAAAGAAACCAGCCATTTTAACACCTAAAATTGTTGATGGAAAGTTGGTTGATCCCATTGAAAACGGCATGGTTGGATATGCGCGCGGGTGGGTTGAACCACCACGTGGTATTTTATCAGGTGTTACTAATGCTTTGTTGTCTCATTATCGTAATCTCCCTATGCGTCCTCGGATCATTAGGGAATTAACGAATGAAGAGGCTGTTGCTGGTACGCCAGAATTGCCAAATTTACATCCATTGAATAGGGGCACCTCCGCTGGATTTCCGGATAAGTTATATCTTGAAACCAATGATAAACGCAGTGCTTTTGGGATGGATGAATGGACCTTTGACACCCATGATGCGAAACTCATATTTGATCAAGTCGATATAATGTATGAGAAACTCAATCACGGGCCTATAGCGACAGTCTGTTCGGTTTTCCCAAAAGATGAATTGCGATCATTGGAAAAAGTGAAAAATTTAAAGACTCGGTTGATTATGTCAGCGCCGTTGACAACTTTAATCTTAGGCCGACGCATCTTCGGGTCGTTTATTGATTGGTCATTAGACCAGAAGAATCGTTTAAAAAATTTTTCCGCAGTTGGCATAAATATGGCGAATGAGCAAGAGTTGAGGGACTACATCCATATGATGGGTGGTACAGCACCTTCGGAGTATCGCGTACTGGCTGGTGATCAGTCAGGATATGATAAGAAGCTTGGTCCCTTTATGATGGACTTTCAATTTGAGATTTTTGAACAGGTGTTTAGTCTGTTCGGTAATTTGCCAGCTGACCAATTGAAGAGAGCAAAGAATATGTATTATTCATGTACACGTGTGTTTACACAGGTCAAGGATAATCTCATATTCTGGGGTAATTCAAACCCTTCAGGTTGGTATTTAACGACCTTCACTAACACATATACCAATGTACTTGCAACATATATGGCCATTTCAATTGTGTTATTAGGCACAAAGGCTAATAAATTTGTGTGTGAGAAAATGGTATCTGAAATGATCAAGGATAAAGTCGTTGAGGTTTTGGCCTTTGGTGATGATATTGTCATTAAAATTAAGCGTGGCGTGTGGAAGGGTCATAATTTGGATCTGATCACAGACCAAACGCTTGCTGATGCATATTTAGTGTTTGGACATGTGTACACAGATGAAAGTAAGTCTACTGATTTCCAGGAGAGGGACCGCACTATTTTTGATGTTGGATTTTTGAAAAGAACAGTAAGATATCATCAATTTGAAGATGGAAAGAAAGTGCCAGTTGCATATTTGGATTTGGAAACAATTTTGCAAAATATACAGTGGATGAAGCGACAGGCAACTGAAGCTGAATCTCTGGAAATTTGGAATGCTAAATTTGACAAATTTATGGATGAGCTCTCTATCCACCCCGATGATGTTTGGAGTCACTGGTCTCCAATTC